AGTCGCGCAACTTCAGACTCGTAATATCTAATCTTTTCATCAATATTGTCCTCAACTGTTGGGTTATGGTCAATGCGTGATGCTTGTGCCATTACAGCTCGTTTTTCCATTGGAATTGCATATCCTTCATTCATATTTTTCTCCTAAAAAGGTACGTCAGAGTCCATGTCTTCTACGCGCTTAGAAGCCTGTTTTACGGGCTGTGCTTGCGTTTCCTTTGGAGACACTGCCAAGCCCATGAACTTGCCACTCTTGCCCTCTTTAATCCAAGCCGATAGCCAGTAATCTGTGCCGTTGACCATGATTGACCCTTTATAGTCGGGCGCTCTATCGTTGTCTTTTCTATCACTGCGGAAAAGTACCCCACTGTTATCTCTTACTTGTCTTTCCATATTAACCTCTTGATTTGACTTTGTTTAACTTGTCATCTAGCTCTTTAAGGAACTTGATAACCTCTTCTTCCAGCGTTGCAATAAAGGCATCATCACGCTCAAAACGCTTAATGACCAACTGCAATTCTGCGGGAAACCTTGGGTCAAATGAACACAAATCTGTCCACTTGCGCCCTGTACACGCCATTTGCCACTGTACTTGCACCTTGTACTGATCGTCAAGACCACCTAGAAGGCTCTCCAAGTGTGTGTGGCTCATTGGGCACTTGATCTCTACCAAACCATCGTCACCAACAAGACCATCAGGTGATGCGCCTGCCATCTCGATTGTTGGGTGGTTGATAAATGACACCTGATCGACCATCACGCCCTTTTGGGCTTCATAGGCGGCTCTGGCAAACGGCTCTTGCTCTGTGCCCCACGCCATTGCCGCATCTGAGTACGACTCTGCCACTGTGCCTGTAAGACGCTCTAGCAGTAGTTGGGTCAGGTACTTGTCTCGGCTAGTTGAATAGCCTGTCTTTGTCTTGGCAACAATGTCCTTAATACGACTAGCCGTGGCTTTGCCCAGGCGTTGTGCAAACCATTCTGGTGTGCCTTGTTGGATTTCTTCACTCATTTCAACTCTCCTTTACGCTTCTCTTTGGCATCCATCACCTTTTTCTGCCATGCTTTATCACCATCGCAAGCAGCGTAAGCAAGAATGTAGACATTTTTGAGTTCTTCCATAGTTGTGGCTACTTCAATAGCCGCTAGGTGGTCTGCCATGATCTTTGGGTCTGCCGTTGGCTGTGCGCCCTCAGAGGCATCAATAGCATCATGCTCGACAATCTCCAATGCCGCCACCCAGAGATAGCGTCTTAGGTAGGTCTGCACAGCACCTAGATTCTGCACCTCGTGACAGCCCTTCAATGCCGCAGAGGACATGGGCGAGGTAATGACGATCTTATCTTCTGGCTTGTCAATATTGATGATTTCCATCTCGGCAATATCTTTGCCAAAACGGATGACCGAGGCCAGTCCTACATCGTCAAATATCTTCAGTGCGGGTATGATGAAGTCGCCTAGTTCAAAGTATTTGTAGCCTGCGAATTTGTTGTGGCCTGACTTTGATAACTTCTGTTGATGAAACACTTGTCTAGCTTCGTTTAACTTGTGATACACATTAAATGACATTTATTCACTCCTGTTTGATTGACTCTGTTTGATTTGCTGTTCACCTATCCAATGACTAAGCATTGTCAAGTCTTGGTTGATACTGCTTATGTCTTGGATGAACCCATCATACTTCTGATTCAAGCATTTTTTATCTAGGGATTTCACTGATTGTTCAATACGCATTAGTATGGTTGAGTAGTCGTTCATAGGTAATTCCACATGATGAAGCCGCAAAAAGAAAAGGTGCCGATTATGCCAAACAAGACAGAGTAATCGCTGATGTGAGGGGCTGAATGGTACGGGCCTTCAATGACGTTCTTGTTGATGTATTCCTCTGGGAAAGCATCTTCCAAACGGCGTGGAAAGCAACGGGTGGTGTGGTTGTGGTTGTAGTTAAACATTTTCAAGGATTCCTTGTGCAATTTCAAGTTGGGTTTCGTCATCAAAGTATTTGAACTCAATAAAGTGGTTTTCCTGACAGCATTTGTAGCTTGTCTTTGGTGTGCCGCAATATGTGCAGTACAAACGCTCTTGCTCTTCCTCTATGATTTCTTGCAATAGTTCACTCATAACGCCTCTCCAGTTCATTTATCTTGTGTAGCAGTTGAGCTACCTTTTCCTCTAGCATCTTGATACGCTGTAATAGCATCTCATTCTGCTGATGTTGATGTAGCCGATAGTGGGCTTCGTCCTGATTCATTGTCACTCCTATTCACTTTCATTTGTCTTACAAACACTGCAAAGCTTGATGCAGTGTCTCCAAAGGGCAACTTTGCAATCTCTTGCGCTACCTCTTCTAATGTGCTGTCATGCTTTTTAGCTGCTACCAGTTGAGCAAATTTAATCATGTCCTTAAATTCATCGCTGTCATCTTCAATCCAGATTGAACCCATAAAAGCCATGTCGTTTGCTATTGCCAAAATGTCATCTTGTGTCATTGGCGCACCCTGATCGTATCCACCAGCTTGTTTGCCAGTGCGTTGTCATTGACCATGCTATAAATCAGCGTACACACTACGTCACGCTCATTCTCTTCACCCATCTCATAGGCGTTGCTCATGGCCTTGATGGTGTTCTCACAAGCCGCACACATACGCAAGGCTTCAATCATTTGTTGTTTAGTCATAAAAAGCTAGTTCCCATTCTTCTTTCCACTCTGTAAGTAAGTTTTCCATCTCAAGGTTGGCCTTTGCCTCGCAGAACTTGTACTGTGCCTTGGTAATGTCGTAGGTGATGTGCTTGCCTTCATGGAACACTGCAAAGTCACAATACGGGTCTTTTGCGATGGTTTCGCCTTCGTCAATATCTGAAATGTCAAAGGCTACTGTGCAGTCGCCAACGTCATCAAGAAACACCTCAAAGCTGTGCTCAAAGTCTTTAATTTCTACGGTCATACCATACCCTTTCCAATCTCAGTCGCAGCCCTGACGATTGCTCGGCGGGTTGCTGCGTATGGGTCATGGCTCATATCTTCCGTTGGGGAAACAGTGTTCTCGTTTGTGTAGCACTGAGCAAAGCCATACGAATTAAGACGGCTGTTCAAGCACAAAGCCAAGCCGCCTTCCATCTGAGACAACTTCACAGCCAGCCGCAGCGCATCGCCATCGTCTGTTAGTGGGTTCCAAGCCTGACTTCCTGTAAAGTAAATGCCTTCTCCATCGTGGCAAGTCATCCAATCTGGAAACTCATCAAGGCTTGCATATTGCCCATCAATTCCAGCCGCTTTAGCAGCATTCTCTAGCAGTTCTTTGTCTGTCATCTAGTCACTCCTGTTGATTGCGATGCCATGATTTTGTAGGTTTTGCAATAGCCTGTGAACTAGGACAAACCCTAGTGTTCAAAAGACTAGATTTAGTCTATGCTAGGCTGTCAACAATCATTAAGGACTGACCTATGCACCTGAGAATCCCTCAATTAAACATCCTGAAACGCCTAGAAAAAGGCCCTAGAACCCTACGTTCTTTTAGCCACCAAGACGAGAATGCCCACCTTGCTGTCCATTTTGAACGCTATCTTGGAGAGCTTCAAGCGGGTGGCTATGTGGTGGAGATACAAGAGCATTGGCATATCACCCACAGCGGGTTATCTGCCTTGCGTGAGAAGGTGGCTAAAAAGGCTTATGAGCGCATTTCTGCGGGTACGTCAAAGGGAATCTATGACGGGGCTGAGTTGAGAAATAACTCGGTGCGACCTGGCGCTTATCAGTTTCTTGCCTGCCCAAGCCGTATGGGTGACAACTTTGTTTATCGTAAGGTTTGAGTAAGCTATGAGACAGCTTCAATACGACCAAAACGGGGCTTTGATGAAGCAGGTGGGTGGCAGCCACTACAAGGACAAAGCCATCCAACCTATTGAGTACATCCATGCCAACAAAATGGGCTTTTGCGAGGGAAATGTAGTGAAATATATTACAAGATGGCGGGAAAAAAACGGACTTGCTGATCTTGAGAAAGCCAAGCACTACATTGAAATGTTGATTGATCTAGAAAAATCTCTTGACAAGGCAAAAAACCATGTATAATCCAAACCGTCTTGAGTGGCATCAGGACGAAGCAACAATTCTTGAACCCCCGAATTTTTTTGGTGGTCTTGCAAAGCAGTGAATGAATGTTTGGATTGTTGCCAATCGTTTACTTGCCGCCTCGCCAAGGCCAAGATCACCAAAAGAGTTTGGGGGTTTTTGCATTTGGAGACTGTTTGGATTGCAGACCGAAGTTAGCTGCAAATGAAGTAGGACTCAGAACCTAGCCATAAGAAGACTGGACACAGGTAGACCGCATTAAAAGCCGCCGTAACTGTGTTGAGAGGCAACGGGGGAACTGTCCCAAGCCAAGCCCACATGAGTGACCCTTAATTGGGGTGCAGGAACGGGCAGACAGGACGCTCTGAGGCGTGTAATCCTGCAAGCTATGCAATCAGTAAGGTATAGCCCGATGTATGTCCCAGACTTGTCTGAAACTAGCATGGTACTCACTAACCTTGTTTACTCAGGGTTAGGTGAGTATTTGCCGAATCGAACCCGACTGAACTGAACTAGCATGTATAGGAGTAACTAGATGGAATACTTGGTAAACATGAATAAACCGTCCTCCAAGGCGCACCTTTGGGACTATGGTGATACATACTGCAAGATGTACCTGACTGGTGGCATGAGAAAGAAGAAATACAGGGTTTTACCTGATTCACAGGGCAAGGAAATTTGTTTAATGTGTAGCAATGTGTGGAAACAGATTCACACATACACAGACAAACAGACTTTTTAACAATGATTCACTATCACGGTTTGCCAATAACACCAACAACGGTTTGTAACCATGCTATTCAGGCTGGTCATGCGTTTATTTCATTTGCCCATCCAGATCAGCTTTCAAGTGCGGTTGATGTAGCCCAGTCTTTTGCAATTGACAATGGCGCTTTTTCTGCTTGGATGAGTGGAAATCCTGTCAAAGACTGGAATCCATATTACGAATGGGCGCTTGACTGCCAAAAAATACCATCATGTGACTTTGCGGTTATCCCTGATGTTATTGATGGAACGGAGGATGAAAACGATGCCATGCTGAATGAATGTCCTTTGCCGTTCTGGTTTGCCGCTCCTGTATGGCACATGAACGAATCCATTGAGAGACTTCAGCGGCTTGCATCTGCTTATCCAAGGGTTTGCTTGGGCAGTGCTGGAGAGTTTTCTGATATTGGAACTTTCCAATGGTGGTCAAAAATGGGAGAGGCATTAAGAGCAATTTGTGACGAACAAGGTAGGCCCATTTGTAAGCTACATGGACTCAGGATGTTAGACCCTGCCATTTTCACAAAACTACCTTTGGCATCAGCCGACTCAACAAACATAGCCCGTAATGTTGGGCAAGATAATAAGTGGAGAGCTGGCAATTATTTGCCCCCTACAAAAGAAGCTAGAGCACAAGTTATGAGAGCAAGAATCGAAGCACACAACGCGCCCCCATCGTGGGGATTTCATCAAGTAGAGCAAGGAATGTTGCTATGAATAGATACACCTACAACTTTAAGTCCGTATGTCCTGTAAACCAACAGGAAATTGAATACAGACTTGTGATTGACACTAAAGAAAAGATTTTGGTGGAAGACCTTAAAGAACACTTGATAAAGCATCATGCTGAGTCTTATCACGAGGAAATTGCTGATGACCTAGTTTGTTCATTCCCTGGCAAACAATATTTGTGCGCCATTCATCACGGTGTTTTAATTGAAACTTGGAGAGATTGATGTACATGATTCTTTTTGTGACTGCGCTAGTTTGCGCCAATTTGTCTGTTGCCATATTTGGGCCTTGGGTGAGTCCAATAAATGCTTTTTTGCTGATAGGGTTAGATTTATCTTTACGAGACAAACTGCATGACAAGTGGGATGGAAATCCTGTAAAGATTGGTGGTTTGATTGTTGTCTCTGGTTGCATTAGTTACTTGCTTAACCCTGCTACTGGAATGATTGCAATTGCCAGTGTTGTTGCTTTTTGCTTGAGCATGGTCGCAGACTCTTTTGTTTACCAAAAACTCAAATTTATGCCTTGGACTAAAAGGGCAAACGCAAGCAATGTTGCTGGCGCATTTGTGGACTCATTAGTGTTTCCCTCTATTGCCTTTGGTGGATTGCTTTGGCACATTGTTGTTCTTCAATTCGCCTGCAAGGTTTTAGGTGGATTTTTGTGGTGTTACTTGTTAAATAGGAGTGATGATGAATAAAGAACGTGAAGCAATGGAATATGCGCTTAAACATGGAAGTGTTTGCATAGGAACAAAAAACGGAATGGGTGTTTATGTTTCCCCTGCAATGCTTGGTCAATTAGGTCTGCGAGAGTGCAAGGAGCGTCTTGGACTAACCAAACGATGGCCCGTCCGAACAGATTTGAGTGGAAATGTTGTTATGGTTGAAGGTGAAACTCATGAGGACGCAATTAACCGCTACTTAAATAGGATTGAGTGATGATGAATAAAGAAAATGCGTCCTTGATGCTTGCTCTTGAAGCATTAAAGAGTGGTAATTACCAAGTGGTAAATGCTATTTGTGAAGAATTGAGAAGGCAAGAGAGAAAGCCCTTGGCTTGGATGACGAAAACTGGAAGTGTGTGGAAAACAAAAATGAATGACTCAGATATTCCACTTTATGCCATGCCATACGGAGACAGCGATGTTTGAAGACTTCTGGCAAGCATGGCCCAGTTCACCAAGAAAAGGGGCTAAGTCAAGCTGTAAAGCAAAGTGGGACAAACAAGGATTTGACTTACAGGCAGATCAGATCATCAAGCACGTTGAGTGGCTCAAGACAACAGAGCAGTGGAAGAAGGGAAATGGCTCTTTTATCCCTGCCCCGTTGGTTTACCTGAATCAAATGCGTTGGGATGGTGCTGAAGTTCCAGAACCACCACCGCCAAGCGAGTTTAAGGATATGGCATTGGCAAAGATTGAAGAAGATAGGAAAAGGGCAGCACCTATGCCAGAAGACATTAAAAAGCGCCTAGAGCAGCTTAGAAGGTCGTTTGTATGATTCCAACCACCTCAGTTGACGACAAGGTTTACATTGAATCCAGCTTTGTGGCCTTGGCGTTCAGAAAAGCCTTACAGGCAGAGAGAACAGCTTGCGTTAAGTTAGTGTTTGCTAACAATGGTGATGTAACAAAGACAATAAACGAGATACTTTCTCGAAACTTACAGGATTGGGAAGATGAACAAGAAACAAGCCAATGACGTACTTGACAGAATCAGAGCAGGCCAAACCTTGTCCTTGGCTATCACAAATCACGCCTTACAAGCCACAGGGGACTTGCCCAGACTTCGAGCACCTGAAGCAGCACATGGCGAGACATTACGCTTTGTTGGCGATGAACGAGGCCACGATAGACCATGCGCGGTACATGGTCAGAAAATACGAGAAGGAGATACCAGAATTGGGTGGTCTAGGTATCTTGACTGCCGAGAAACTGAAACAACTTAAGGAGACAACATGAGCAAACTAAGAAGCCTTACCATACCAAACCATCATAAGGTGGCGGCTAATAAAATTTTGAATGAGGCGATGGAAGAAGAACCAGATACAGTGATCGTGCTGTGTTTTTGGAAAGATAGAGGTCAATTCAAAATTAAGACTTCAGCGGTTCCTGATCGACTGATGCTGATTGGTGCTATTGAAGAGGCTAAGAACAAAATTATTGTGGATGGGTACACGCCATGAAAATAGACAAAAGTGACAACTACCTGAATGGCTACTGCGAAGGTCGCACTGAACTATTGCAAGAAATGTTAGATCATGCGCCATCTGCATGGATGTACGAACGCGCAAGATACGGTCCAACTGACTTGCGCGGTCAGCAATGGCGTCCAGAACTATCTCGCTTAAAGCCGTACGAAGGCAACGGCATGGTCCGAAACCTGATTCCTCTCTACACGCACTCAAAACTCAAGGAAATAACATGACAGAAGCACTAAACCGAGTGATTGCCGAACAACAAAAGCGTATTGATGAGCTTACCGAAGGCAATAAGAAGCTGATTGAACGGGCGGCAAACGTATTCAAGCGCAATGACGATCTTTTCGAGGAAGTCGCCAAGCTGATTGACTGTCGCATATCTCCAGACGGGTTGCCAGAAAAGGAATGGGAAGCATACCGATCACAGCGCCACGAGGTCAGGATGCACATGATTGAAGCAGGCTATTGCGTGACTTGCTACAACTGGATGGCACATTGTGAGTGTGATTATGATGATTAAACAAGCCGCTATTGACCTAATTGTTGCCCTGAAAGGATACACCCTGCCAAAACAGGCTGAATACGCCTATAACCAGCTTTGCAAAACTATTTCAGAGCAAGAAGAACATTGTTCATGGCCTAGTTGTTTGACAGATAGCGCACAGGAGATTTTGGGTCATAAAACAATGAATGAAATGGGAGAGCCAACGGCTTTTATTTGCCAAGGCAACTTGTATTGGTCAAAAGATGTTGACCCTTATTGCGCGGCTAGTCACATCCCGTTATACGTTAGCCCACCAAAGCAGCCGTGGAACGGTTTGACAGATGAGGACAAGCAAATAGCCTTTGATGATTCTCAAGAGGGTGGCGGGTTTTGGGAGTTTGCAGATGCAATCGAGGCAATTCTAAAGAGAAAAAACGATGGCAAAGATTCAACTTAGCCCACACCAAGCCTTTATGCTCAAGCATTTTGCTTTGGGGTGGAAATTCAAGCTAGTCAACAAGAAACCTGGCTCTTGGAACACCTATTGGTCGCTCAGGCGTAGGGGTTTGGTTAACTCGGGCAGTGTGTTGACAGAGATGGGTAAAAAAGCCTTGAATGACTGGAAAGACGCATGAAGTGCCCACTTTGCCAAGCACCAACTGACGTTAAGCACACCAAGGATGGGCTGAGAATCAGGGAGTGCTTTAATCTGCATAGGTTCAAAACACAGGAAATACTCTTGACTGAACCCAAGCCTAAGAAACAATGGAAGAAAAGGGATAAAGAATGACTGTGTTCGTCGGTTGTGACCCTGCGTCAGCCACAGGTGCTATCGGAGTCCTAGACTCTGCTGGAAATTACATCGAGTGCTTTATGATCGAGCATCAGGATAAGCACATCAGGGCAATGGTGCTCAAAAATGCCTTATTAAGGGCAATAGACCCCAAGGAAGGCGGAGAAATAGCCATTGAGATGCTCTATGCTCGCCCAGGTCAATCAGCATCAGCCATGTGGACATTTGCAAGGGCAGTCGGTGCAATAACCGCAATATGCGAGTTGACCAATTACCCATGTCACATGGTCAGGCCGCAGGTTTGGCGCAACTATTTCAACCTAGATAAAGGGAAAGACGCAAGCCTAGACGTAGCCCGTATGTTTTGGCCTGAAGCGCCCCTAAAACGGAAAAAAGACCATAACTTAGCCGATGCCCTGCTAATCGGGGAATATTGGCGTAGTCAGATTATGGGTAAACGGGTGGGCAAGCTATGACAGAACCCGAACCCAAGCCCAAGCCAAAGAGACAAGAACCATACAGAAGCACTGGCGCAAAGCCCCGTACAGTCTTTTTAACCGATACCGAAACCAGCATTTTGAGGGCAGTAGGTGGCGGTAACTTAAGCGAAGGGCTGCGACAGTCGATCACATGGGCAGGCCATTTCTATCAACTGGGGCTAACTGATGAGATGAATTTAGATTGTATCGGGCTTGTAACTGTATCGAGCACCGATCAACACCCGCACGAATAGCTCTAAAACGCGTTTTAAGGGGGTTTTTAGGCGTTTTCTTGGTGTGGTTGATCAATGAAGAAGGGTAGGATGTGAAAAACAAGTCTTTAAACGCAAAAATAAGGGCTTTGCTGATTAAAAAGTACGGGCATCGCTACAAAAGGCATTGGGCAACAAAAACGGGTTGTTTTTATTGTGGCGATGATTGGTCACAACTTGACCATGTTCCACCGCTTTCATGGTGTGATGCAAAAAATCATTCATGGTTCAAAGAGCGGGGAATTTCGTTTTACATTGTGCAATCATGCGTAGACTGCAACAAGATATTGAGCAATAGACCGCTTTTCAGACTTGACGAAAGGGCCGAATTCATTAGAAAAATGTTAGAAACGAAGGCCGATAAACAGATTTATTGGTCAAATGACGAAATAGACGAAATGGGCGAGTTTTTCAGAAAATCTTTACGTGCCAGAAAAGAAATGCAGGAAATTCTCTTAAACAGGCTCAGGCACGCCCAGGCGATGCAATTTAGACCTGAAGATTTCCCAATTTTCTAGTTGACGAAGGGTTGAGGGCTTAAAAAGCCCAAAATTTAAGGCAATAAAAAACCCGCACAATGGCGGGTTCAGGGTAAGGGTTGAAGGGTTTAGATTTGCATGGCTTGCTGTTTTTGCGCGTTTGTGGGTTCATTCAATGCCCACCACTCTAAAAACCCATATTTTGCGTTACGTTTGCAAATGTCGAAAAGCCACACATTTGCATGTGGTGACTTAAATTTGACGATTTGACCCTCAAATTCGGGTTTTGAGTGTGCGTTTGTGCCTGTTTTCATTGTTTCACCTATTTGCGTTTGAAGATAATTTGAAGAATTAGGGCCAAGGTTGCATAGATCATGCAAAGGCCTCTAAAAATTCGCGCACTGTTAGATTTTTAGCCCGATAAACGTCACCCAGTTTTGTAAAGCAGGCATACACGGCCTCGCCGTTAACATGCCGCAAGGGTTCGCCTACTAGAAAACTCTCACCAAGCATTTTTTTAGGTGGTAAGACTTGCAGCATGTCGAAATACATGTTTTCAGTGGTTAAAACCCACTTTTCGGGGTTTTCCTCCATTGCATCCCAAAGTGGTTGCCAAGTCAAAGGGGTGTCGTTCATGCTGTTATCCCCTGTTTTTCCATCAAGTTGTTAAGGAAATTGCACAATTCATCAAGGCTATAAGACTGAAAAACAATCCCGCCGCCGTATTGTTTGTTGTGGAATTTACGCCCACCTGCGCGGTTAGCTAATTTGCAGGCCATCGCGTAACGCTCGGAAAGGCCGTAGCCGATGCCTTTATCTGGCCCGTGTACATCAAGGCATAAAAAGTGGCAAACGTAACGCGGGTTGCCATTAACGTCATTTTTAACGCGCATAAAGTCAGATTTTTGTATCATATTAACACCTTTTGATTGATAAAAACCCTGCCAATTGCAGGCCATAAGCCCCTAAAAATAAGGGCTTACAGTCTGAAATTATGCAGAAACAGGCCACAAAGCGCCATTTGATAGCTCTTTATAGTGTGAGCCATACAGATACCCTAGGCGCGACATTCTGGATTTAATGGCCCTAGCATAGGCAAAAGAGCGTTTGTGATCTGCTTCGCTCATATAGGCGCTTGGGTTTGTCGCGTGGTTGTAGGCGGCGCAAAGGCCTAGGACAGTATTGCCAGCGCGCCATAAGCCGCCATTAAACTTATATTGTGCGTATGGTTTCATAATTTTTAACACCTTTCAGAGATAGAGACAATCGAAGTATGCAAGGGCTAGCAAAGCGAAGGCAAAGCCTAGAACAATGGCGAGGGTGAGATCAAGTAGAGATTCTTTCATGTTGACACCTATTGAAGTTGAAGGGAAATTCTAAGGGCTTGGAAAGCCCCTAAAAGTAGGGATAAACCCTTAGATAAAAGACAAACCAGATAAACGGAAACACTTTCCAGATTCCAGCTCAACATCTAGCGTACCCATTGGGTGAATGGCCAGAATGGTAACTAAGTGAATACGGCCAAAAATGTGCATCTTACGCTGTTCGCCTACCTTCGGAGTACGTAAGAACAAACCTTGTGTAATTGAGTGATTTTCCATTGTGACACCTATTGAAAAGAACCATGGTCAACGTCAACCAGTACATACATTATCGGTTCAGACTACAAAAAAGATACTAGGACAAACCCTAGGTTTTCCATAATCTTTTCTATCAACTCCTCATTATTGATAGTCAAAAGCTATTGTAACTACTTCGTTCTATCGGTGGATAAATCGTCAGTATGCGTACTAGTTTTTGAAGTGGGTTAGTTATGGTGCATAACTATTTCTCACTTACTGACCAGCTAGTCATTAACTTTACTGACCAGTCAGTCAGTAGCATATCGTTATGAATCATAACTATCTGTTGTATTTCTACAACACAGGGTTTGCCCTTAAGGGTTTGTATGGGGGGGGGAGGGGGTGGGTGAGGGAGAGAAATTTGTGGGTACATCCCCTCCACACAAAAAGCAAAATTAGCTTTTTTCTGTCAAACAGTGTCTGGGTGATGGAAGAGTAGGTAAGCAGACTGGGTGGTGTATGGACGATAGCCTGTA